AGGCTGATGATGGTCGTGACTTCAGTGCAAATACTTTGAGAATCTTTCAGTTTGGACATGAAATAGAAGATTCTGTTGCACAATGGTTAAAAAATGCTAACTTTGATTTGCGTACAGAAGACAAAAAAGGCGAACAATTTGGTTTTTCTATCGCAGATGGGGAGATCAAAGGTCATATAGATGGTGTAATATGTGGAGGTCCTGTGGACATGGGGTATCCGTGTTTGTGGGAGAATAAGTCAGCCAATGATAAGAAGTTTAGAGAATTTATGATGAAAGGCGTAGCTAGAACTAATCCAGTTTACGCAGCTCAGATAGCTTTGTATCAGGCATACATGAACTTAACAGAGCATCCATGTTTATTTACAGTATTAAATAAGAACACAAGTCAGATATATTATGAACTTGTTCCCTTTGATAAAGTATTGGCGCAAGAGATTAGTGATAAGGCTGTGAATATTTTAGAAGCAACAAAAGCAAACGAAATTTTACCTAGAGTAGCATTCTCAAGAGACTTCTTTGACTGCAAATGGTGTGAGTTTCAAGATAGATGTTGGAGTTAAAATAGGCGACATGAAAGGTAGAGAAACAAACAAATGTCGCCTATAACTTCAGCCAACGAAGTAAGGATATAATAATGACTATAATAAGACTTGGCAATAAAAATCGTGAGATGAACTCACATGAATTAGTAGAACTAATTAGTCAAAAAGTGCCACCAGAGGTGCAAATAAGTGAGCTTAGAAACACATATCCAAACGGAGTTATTCGTGGGGATCAATTCTCTATTGGTTCATTATCGGGAGAGCCTGGTCAATCATTAAAAATAGATATAAATCCTAGATCACCATACTTTATGAAAGGTCAGGACTTTAACGGTGCGTCAGGTATTGGTGGTATCGTAAAGATATTGATGGAAGGTCGTGGCATGAGATTACCTGAAATCAAAGAATTGTTCGGAAACTATCTGGACGATTCTCCAAGTTTTGTCAGGGATCAGGAAGCTCCTCCGCCAATTATTAATCCATCTTTGCGTCAACAGATAACAATGAACACTCCATTTGACTCCGAACATTTGTATCTAAATGCAGATGGAGAAATACTTTGTATAGTCAGACGATATAATATGAGAGATGGTGCGGGTAATCCCGTCATGGATGATCACGGTAAACCTAAGAAAGAGTTTCGTCAGTTTACTGGTAATAATCCATATCCTAAGATGCCTGATGTAAGACCGTTATATAATATACCGAACATTTCTGCTTCAGATAAAGTTATATGGGTAGAAGGCGAGAAGTGTGCTGATGCTCTTAATGAACTAGGTTTTACAGCTACATGTACTATGGGCGGAGCGGGTATGTTATCTCGTAAGTCAGCCAGTCAATTTGATTTCTCACCGTTGCATGGCAAAGAGTTAACAATTTGGCCCGACAACGATACAGCGGGTAAAAAGGTCGCTGAGTTAATACAAGATTTAGCTATGAATGCGGGTGCTAGGTCAGTTACGATGTTAACTCCGCCAGCGGGTAAGCCTGAAAGATGGGATGCAGCGGATGCAATTGCAGAAAACTTTGATATTGGTAACTTTCTTAATACAAAGATAAAGCATGTAAAGAAAACAATTAACTTACTGGATGAAAGTTTATTAATTAAAAGGTTTCAGGGTCAAGCTCCTGAACAAAAGTTTTTAATCGGAGACACATTACCATTAGGTGTACCAATCATATTTTCAGCCGCTGGAGATGCGGGTAAAGGTATGATGACACTAGACTTAGCAATGAAGGTGTCTAGTGGTCAGCCCATGACAAGTGCTTTCGGGGATAATATTACAGAGTTTGGTAACACAATTATCTTTACAGCAGAGGATGATGAAGGTGAAATGCACAGGAGAATTGAGCGTTTAGACCCGAACAATTCTCGTTTTGACTATGAACATGAGATCAGGATTGTATCTCTTCCTAATGTTGGTGGTGTATTTCCAATACTTCAGGAAACTAGTGACGGATACAAGACCAGCATTGAATTTGAGAAGATATACGAACAAATCTTACAAATGAATAATTTAAAATTAATTGTGTTTGATCCATTAGCATCATTTGTTCATGCAGACGTAAATTCTGATCCAGCAGCAGGGGCAGCACTAACGGGATTACTGGCACAAGTGGCTACAGAAACTGGGGCTTCAGTAATGATGTGTCACCACATGACAAAGATTAAAGATGATGTGGCAGTTTCATCTCCAGAGCAAGCAAGGAATATGATTCGAGGTACTTCAGCATTAGTTGATGGTGTACGTTGTGCGTTTGCTATATGGCAAGTAGATGAGGCTACTGGTCGTAGACGTTGCCAAGATTTAGGTATCGAATATCAAAGAAATAGATGCTTTGATGGCGCAGTTGTTAAGTCAAATGGTCCTGCAAGGCGTGATATAAGGCATTTTGTTCGGGATATGTTTTCTGGATTGCTGGAAGATAGGTCGGAAGATATATCAAGACTGCATTCTGGAAGTAATCGAGAGATAAAGAAAGATGCTTTGTTTGCTTGGATTGCTACATGTGAGCGGGAAGGTAGAGCGTTAACACAGCAATCGGGAGCTGATGCCATTTTGCAACGTATGAGTGCAGATCCAGACGCACCAAGAACTTTGGATAACTGCACACAAAGAATGGTTGATGGAATTGTTCGGGAATTATTGGCAGAAGGCAGGATCGGGAAGTATTCATTTAGTAGGTCAGGTGGTCGTAAGTGGCTTGGAACTACAGATGGTGACATGAGCAGAGGAGAATATGAAGCATCAACAGCAACGGAGAATGTATAATGTTATTGGCAGACGGTTTTGAAGGAGCGTTTATCGGAGTGGCTACAAGATGTGGGCAACCGACATTAGCTGTTTACAGCGCACATAAATGTATTAAACTATTAGTAGAAAGAGATGGCATGACGCATGAAGAAGCATTGGAATACTTCAATTTTAATGTTGTTGGTGGGTGGGTCGGTGAAGAAACGCCTTTATTTCTTGAGTCTATGTCATTGATTGAAGCGTGTAACTTAGATGGGGAGGTTAATGACAATGAGCGAACAGAGTAGAAGAAGAACTTGGCAACCAGTTGTGCAGACGAAAGAAAGACCGAATAATTGTTCGGTTTGTGGCAGGTCTGGAGCTTCGTATTCTATTGATGGAGGTTGGAATTGGCATTGTTGGGTGTGTGTACCAGATGAAAGTTACTTCAAAGCAGGTGGGAAAGATGATGCAAAAATGTATTAACTGCGGTGCCAAAATGAAAGTAGGGCGTTATGAAAAAGCTAAGTTTTGCGTAAATTGCAATTATGAAAGACAAGCTGGTAATGCTGAAATTAAAAAAGTTTTTAAAGATTTGCAAAAAAGAAACAGTAAAATGACACCTGAAGAACTAGAAATGAATGAAAAATTTGAAGATGATCCAAGAGCTGAAACCGAACAATTATACGGTAAAGTATCAAAAACTCCTGACAGATCCCATTATTCTCCTGTTAGCAGTATTGATATAGAAAATATGTAATGCCAGAGCTAATATGTAATTTACCAGCAGAACAAATTTGGGTTAGAAAAGAATATCTTAGAGATTTACAAGACGGACATGGTGAATTTGTAAAGGGTATATGGATTACAGCTAAATCTATAGCGGGTCGAGCTTTTTACTTTGAAACTTATTTACCCGAATATGGAGCTATGTTTGATAAGCTACCAATATCTGCATTTGTATCAAAACCAGTTACGCCTAAACTGGATATGAATTTACCTAATCTGCAATTTTGGAATTGTATGGATTACAATGTTACAGCTATACATAAACAATTTATCGGAAGCATGGATTTTGAAGTCTTGACAAGAGATTTTGGTATCGTCAAAGGCACATATATATGCACATTGGATAACTACCATAATCAGCCTGACGTAATTGACTACAGTACCAGTGAAACACCTGAAGAACATAAATCATTTAATTTATTACAGTTAGAAAATGGACAATATTGTTTATATCCGAACAATAGAATGAGAATTTATGACAATAGCCTGACTCCTGAGAAGCCTAAAATGCCCGATTTTAAAGTTAGCACAGTTGAGTACCAAGTTGAAAACGGTAACAACACAAGGCTAGGCGATACTGACGAATACTTTTGGAAAACCAAAAAAGAATAATTCACCATTGACAATGTAGTTATCATTACATATATAGATTATATAGGTCTATCGTAAGGAGATAATTATGGAAAAACCAATTCTAGCAAACGAACTAATTACAGCTCTTGGAGATGCCAAAAGAAATATACTTGGATGGCAAGGCGGTAAATATGCAGAGGGCATGAGGCGCAACGTACAAACTGAAATCGTTACTGCTCAAAAATTTGTATTAAGCAAAAGCCTTATTGAACATGCAGTGCAAGCAAGTATGTCAAAACCCGAAATACTTTTTAATATGTTGGAGCGAGGTATTCCTCCATTTAATTCTTTATGGATTGAATGGGATGAGGTTTACCGTCAAGAACTATTAAAAAAGATTCATGAATCAAATGGTAAAACATATGATATAGGCGAGACTATTATGCCCGTTGGCTATCATGTTCTTAAACATAATGGCGATTATATCTATGCTTTATACACTAAGTACGAACCCGATAATAAAAGTTATATGGTATCACCACAGATCGGGTTTAGCATTGATAACGAAAAGCCATTTGATAGATTAGATGCATCGGGTAATCCCGAAGTTATGTCTGAAAGTGATTGGCTAAGAGCATCATGGCAAGCTACTGAGGCATATCTTGGCAGTTGGTATGCTCAAGAATATGGTAAAAATGGTACTAAAAAAGATAAATACTATTTAGATTTAATTAGACAACGAATTACTACAACACAAACCGCATCAATGCATTGGATGATAACTCAAGAAAAATTTGATCGTGGTTGGGATCAAAAAGAGATGAGTAAATTTATGGAAATCTCTTACAATGTTATGGAGGGCGATGGTAGGTTTATGATCGCACTACTTGGGTTGTTAAACTACGATTTAATCGCCACAGAAGAGATAACTCCACCTAGAGAGATAGATCATATAGCCTTTGGTCGTAAAGTGCCTAAGAACGAATATAAGGTCGTTACGATTAACTTACCAAAGCCTAGAGGTAAAAGGGTTTACTCCCGTATGTTTACGGGTCAAGGATCGCCAAAGCGGGAGCATTGGAGACGAGGACATTGGAGAGTGTTAAAGAATAAAAAAGGCGATGTTCTTAAAAGAATTTGGATAGATCAACAAAAGGTTGGCAATGCTGAATTAGGCAAGATTACACATGATTATGTATTAAATAAAAAAGATGCTTGACATGGTATTGAATACTATAGTAACTATAAAGGACTATCTTAACTAGCAAAGGAAGGAAAGTAAGATGACTGCAATAAAACTAAAAGGTGTATTTAACAACAGAAAATCAATTGTAAGTACAAAGATTTTTGTTGAATGGAATGATAATCCTAAAATGGAACTCTTAATGAACGATATGCCAAATGAATTGGCTGAGTTATGGGATGAATGGTTATCTGATATTGAGAACGAAGAAAATGCTAAAAATGGGAGAAATCATAATGAGTAGACTATCTGACAAACTACTTGAAGTAGAATTGTTCGTAGGTGAGCAGTTGCAGGACTACACAAACGAGCAAGTGTTAAAGCAAGTCAAGATCAAGTTTGGTGTTGATATGTATGTAGAACATGCAAAAGATTTGTTGAATGAATTTCAACAAGAACTTAACTTTCAGAGGTTACAACCATGATATTAGTTAAAAGAATAGATATGGCATTACATATCCAAGAGTTAGTTGCATTAGAGAACATAACTGTAAGCTATCAATCGCTTACAGAAACTGTTCCTAGATATTCAGCTATCCCGTCTAGGCGACATATAACCATTAGACCGACTAAAAATACGGGATATTATGTGTCTGCTTTACATGAAATCGGTCATATACTTGGTGGTAATCAATCTCGTAATAACACAACAAAGGAGAAAGAAATTGGTGCATGGATTTGGGCAATGTTACATGCGATTGTATGGACAGATACTGCGGATCGGGTCATGGCTAAAGCACTACGTTCATACGGTGTTAGCCAATCTGAAATCGAGGAAATCCAACATAAATGGAATCCAACAACAAGAGATGAGGAGCAACAAATTGCTTAATGAAAAATTTATAAAAATACATATTCAACAAGCTACTCCGTACAAAATTACCTTTGTAGATAAAATTGTTCGGGCTTTGTACAAAATGAAACAATGGTAAAAAGAGCAAAAATTCATAGCACTAGCAGATCATGGGAAAAATCTCTCAAAAAATCTGCTAGAGTTAAAGAGCGCCAGCGGACAAAGCGAAGAATTGTTCGGGAAATCAAGGAGGAATAAATGGGCGAGTACGAATGTATAGATTGTAACGAAATCTTTTGGGCAGAAGAACCGCCTCACCCTAAAGATCAATGTGATCGTTGTAGAGAAGAGGAAAAAGACAATGGTTAAAATGTTTGTCCTCATATGTGTCGTTTGGGTTGAGGGCAGTCGTTATGACGGTGGTGAACAGAAGTGTATCATGCACGAAAGCCAAGTAAAGTATATGACGTTGGATCAATGTCGTAACGATATACCCAAAAGCGAACAATTAATAGAAGGTGCTATATATGATAACTTTGGCGAAGAGCCTATAGATCATAAAATTATGGCTGGATGTTTTGGAGGAGCATAATGATTAGAAAAATACCAAAAGAAAAGTTTGTTATCCATTGTAAGGAAACAAAGTATTACATGGTCGAGATCGAAGCTGATAACTACGATCAAGCCGTTAAAAAGTGGGAGAACATAGCCAAAAGGCGTGACTACACCACACTTCACAGAGAAATGGAAACACAAAGCGTGAGTCAAGAGGTATAAAATGAAACTTAAAATTATAAATAAAAAAGAAGATCAGCCTACACTTGAAGAAGCACAGGAATTTGTCGGTGGTTGGGTTGAAAGAATACTCTTAAAAAATGGCGATATAATGCTTATTGATGAAGAGGGTAAATTAAAACAAAATAGCATTAATCCTAAAGCTACAGATTATTGGGTTAAGAGTTTTGGTATGACTGACGTTATCGTTGGTGATGCTATTTTAATCAAACAAAATGCTTTAACGGATTTATGGTAATATGATAGATATAAAGGTCGGAGATTGTCGGGAGGTGCTTAAAACCTTACCCGATAAGCATTTTCAAACATGTGTAACAAGTCCGCCATATTACGGTTTGCGAGATTACGGAACTGATGCGCAAATCGGACTGGAAGAAACACCCGAACAATTTGTCGAGTCGCTGGTCAATGTGTTCCGTGAAGTCAAGCGGGTGCTTAAAGATGACGGAACTCTATGGTTGAATCT